CCATAGAAGGTTTTACAGAGGGTGCAAACCCCAGTGCTTTTGTTGCTTACATTAAAGCAAAGCGCGGTTTGTACCACGAGGATCCTACGGTCAACGAAAATGTTATTCGGGAGATGGAAAGGGCGTATCCTAATTTGCCTGAGGTTACGGACAGGATAGGGCAGGATCTTAAAGCTAGATACGGCAAAGTTTTTCCTTCAGACAAGCGCGTGGGAGAAGCTTTGTACAGGCACATGCCGGGGGAGGTGCAGGCAGAGTTGGCTCGGGTGCGCAGTAACTTGACGCCGGACGAGCTTAAAGCAACGCCGCTTGAAGTATCTATGCAGCAATTAAATATTAATCCTGCCAATATTTTGGAAATGAACAAGATGGGTTCACGCCTTGACAGGCAGATTGGTGATTTGGAATATGATGTTTATGGCTATGCCGACGGCGGTGAGGTAGAGCAAGAGCGCCTGACTCCGCAGCAGATAGAACGGCTCGCGGCTCAAGAAGCAGCAGCCAGAGAGCAGGCCAGCACAGCAGCATTTATTGCACAGAAGTCCGGCATTGGTCGCAAGGCGGGCAATATCTCCAATGCTTTGAACACGGGAACTGCATATCCAGCCATAGCTCAAGGCACAGGAGATGTGCCTTACGATCTTGCTGGCTTGCCTGTTGATTTGACAACCATGGCAATGCGTCCTTTTGGCTACAAAAATGAAAAGCCATTCTTAGGCAGCGAGTATTTGAAGGAAAAAGCGACAGAAGCAGGCATTCGCAGGCCCACGCCAACGGATCCAACCCTTAAAGGCTTTCATACCTTTGGTCAAGTAGGTGCTGGTGTGTTGGCTCCGGGCAAGATCATTCAAGGTGCGCAGGCATTAAAAGGCGCAGCAGCGGAAGCACTGGCCGGTTTTAGAGCAGGCAGAGCCGAGAAGCCCGGAGGCATGGTTGATTTGATGACGGGTCAAAGGATTGAAGCACCAACAAGAACGGCTGCTCAAGAAGATATTGAGCAACGGGCTATCAATGCTGTGTTTGATAACCTTGAAGGTGTCAATCAACGACAGATTGCAGCGGACGTAGCGGCGGGAAGATTGCCGCGATCTCTTGCTCCGGTGCCCGCGCTACTGGAAGCAGAACAAAATATTGCTAGATTGCCGGCAGACGCACAAGAGCAGCTACGTTTGTTTCAACAAAATGTGGCACCGCGTACTGTTGCTGAAAGAGCACCTACGGCACAACTTCCTGTAGCTACACCTGTTGCACCTCCTGTAGCAGTGCCGGTCAGCGCAGAGTTTCCATTTGTTGGACGCTTGGATGAGTTTGCTGCAAGCATGAAAGGTCCTGCACAGAAGGAGCAGTTGATCAATCAGGTCAAGGGCAAGTTCCGTGAGCAGGATGTTGCGCGCATTGAAGCAGCACTGGTTAATTTAGGTCCTAAGGACAAAGTAACGCCTGCCATGTTGCAAGAAGCATTGGCTAATACGTATTCACCAAGCCGTTTCCGTTCGGCGGAGGTTATGTCAACAGGTTCTATGTATGACAAATCAGATAACGTTTTTGCTCAAAATAAACCGATAGCAGGATCGATGAATCTGTATTTAAAAGAACCGCCTGAAATGCTTGCAAATATGGATGAAATAGCAATAGTTAAAAAAGAACTAACCGACGTTCTTTATGGTTTTCCTAGACCTGAAAAAATTAAAAATATAAATGAAGTTTTAGCAAAAAGTCCACTTGCTGTAAGAGTTCCTGAATTTGCCATGTTACAACAGAGGTTGCAAGATGCTATTCCAACAGTTACAAGATTTGGCAAAATAGGCGACGAGTTAGACGAAGCTAGAAATTTAATTAGCTTTCCACTTTCCTACAACAAAGACGGCTTTAATTATTGGAGAGAACTTGATCGCCGTGCAGCCGTTGCAACAGAGGGAATGCCAAATGGTCTTGCAAAACGAGTAGCCGAAAACAATTTTAGGATAACAGAAGAGCCAAAATTAGTGCAGGAGATGATGCAAAAAGGCTCAGATAAATTAGTTGCACTTGGCGGCCAGCCAATAGATGTCACTGGGTATATGACAAGAAACGGTTTCCTTGAACCAATACCAATGGGGCCCGGCGGAGTAATGCAGCCTCGTACACAAAGCGTTGCTAATAGAGCTTTTGATGATGATGTCTTACAAAAAGAATTAAAAGACATTTCTTCGCCAATAGAAAAAGGAGTTAAATCGGCTTTAGAAAAAATTCAACAAAGCTTACGTCCGGATTTTCGCAAACTAGAGAACGCATTGCAGCCGTTTACGGGTTATGGGGGCAGACATCGCCAAGCTACTGGTGGTGAAAACATGCCAATTGGTTTTTCCCGGTTTACAGAACACGCCATCGACATAGATGGCAAGCAACTAAAAGGCCGTCACGTACATGAACTGCAGTCCGACCTTTCTAAGGACATGAAAGTACTAGGCCCTAAAGGCGGTTCTTTAGAAAAAGACCAAAAAGAATTAGACAGCTTATTGGATAAGCAAACAAAGCTAACTCAAGAGCAAACAGCGTTAGCTACGCAAATTAATGCTATGCCGGATAACGATCCATTAATAAATAAAACAGCACAAAATCTTTTAACTGTAAACGCAGAGATTAAAAAAATAGATCAACGCAAAAAGATTTTAAACGCCCGCGTAAAACCGCCTAACGCAGGAGATCCTGATATAGGAAAATATTTTCTAGAGGAGCCCTTTGCTGATTTTGAAAAGAATTCTCCAGTACGTATGCAACTGTTGATTAAAAATGCGATACAGTCTTCAATACGTTCAGGTCAAGACTTTGTTACATTCCCCGGCAAAGAGTCAGATAAACCAGCACTGTATGAAAAACTCTTGCCCAATTTGAAGCAAGCCGTCAAAGATTTAGGCGGGGAAAAAGCAGGATTTGAGATTAAACCCATTACACTGCCAAATCCCGGTGGAACAGAACCAACAGTTTGGGGCGTACTCTGGTCACCAGAAACCGCCGCTAAAGCCATAGAAAAAGGCGTTCCATTCAACAAGGGTGGAATGGTTGAACGCAAAGCTGACGATAACCGCAGATACATGTAAGGAATAACATGCCTATAGAAAAGAACAACGACCTGCCTGCTGGCAACATAGATATTGAAGTTGAGAGCATGGTGTCAGAGGACATGCCTGACATAGAGATCGTGCTTGATCCAGAGACCGGAAGCGTTGATGTAACGCTGGGTGCGGAAGAAGACGAAGTTCCCTTTGGTGCAAATCTGGCCGAGGTCCTTGATTCGAGTGTCTTGCAGCAGATCAGTTCTGAGTTGTTGCCTTTGTTTGAGGCGGATCAGGGCTCGCGTAAGGATTGGGAAGAGCAGTATGGCAAGGGCTTGAAGCTGCTTGGCTTTACCTTTGATGAGCGCACACGTCCTTTCAAGGGTGCTGCAGCTACGACGCATCCTTTGTTGACAGAAGCGATTGTGCAGTTCCAAGCGCAGGCGCTCAAGGAATTGATGCCCGCGGACGGGCCCGTGCGCACGCGAGTACTGGGAAAAGAGACACGAGAAAAGTTGATGCAGGCGGACCGCGTGCGTGACTTCATGAATTACCAGATCACATCGGTGATGGAAGAGTACACACCTGACTTTGATCAGTTGCTGTTTTATGTAGGTTATGGTGGCTCGGCGTTTAAAAAGGTGTACTACGACGAGGACCGTGACCGCATGGTGAGCAAGTTGATCTTGCCTGACAACTTGTATATCCCGTACAACGGATCGAGTGTGATGAGTGAGTGCCCGCGGATCACGCATGTGGTGCCGATGTCGGTGAATGATTACCGCAAAGCGGTGCTCCGTGGTCAGTAGTTGGATACGGCAGAAGAGCGTAGCACGTCAGATGTTGGCAACAACATCATCCAAAAAGAAACAGACCGCATCACAAAGATCACGCCCAATACGGACGATGAGGAAATGGAGTTGTTGGAGTTCCAGATTGATTACGATCTGCAGGGCTTTGAGCACACGGATGAGGACGATGAGCCAACGGGCCTGCGCTTGCCGTACATCATCACGATAGACAGGACTTCTGGATCGACAGTGGGTGTGCGTCGCAACTGGAATGAGGGCGACGATTTGTTCCGCCGCAAGCAATACTACGTGCACTACATGTTGGTGCAGGGCTTGGGTGCGTATGGTTTGGGCTTCTTGCATTTGGTGGGTGGCTTGAGTCAAGCGGCAACTTCTGCGCTGCGTCAGTTGTTAGATGCAGGAACGCTTGTAAATCTGCCGGCAGGTTTCAAGGCCAAGGGCGCGCGCATTATGAATGATGATGTGCCGCTGCAGCCGGGTGAGTTTAGAGACATTGATGCGGGCGGTGTGGAACTAAGTCAGACGCTGATGCCACTGCCGTACAAGGAGCCAAGCCAGACTTTGTTTGCGCTGCTTGGTTTCTGCGCAGATGCAGGCCGCAGGTTGGCAAGTGTCACGGACATGCAGGTGGGAGACAGCAATCAGAATGCAGCGGTAGGTACAACGATTGCGTTGTTGGAAAAGGGCGGACAGGTGATGTCTGCAATCCACAAGCGTTTGCATTACTCGCAACGGATTGAGTTTAATTTGCTTGCCAAGGGATTTGGCGAGTACTTGCCTGATGAGTATCCGTATGACGTGCCGGGTGAGACGCGGTCAGTCAAGCGTAAAGACTTTGATGACCGCATTGATGTGTTGCCAGTGTCTGACCCCAACATCTTCTCTGTAGCCCAGCGCATTACGATGGCACAGACGCAACTACAATTGGCGCAGAGTAAGCCACAGATGCACAACATGTATGAGGCGTTTCGGCGCATGTACCAAGCTATTGGGGTGCGGGACATTGATGCTATTTTGAATACGCAGAATGTGGACAAGCCTAAAGATCCTGTAAGCGAGAACTCGCAGGCGCTGGATAACTCACCACTCAAAGCTTTTGCTGGTCAGCAACATGATGCACACATCATGAACCACCTTTTGTTTGGTATGTCGCCTTTGATAGCGGGTATGCCGCAGGTAGCGGTGACGATGCAGAAACACATTTTTGATCACATCCGTTTAAAGGCCGAAGAGGCAACGGAAGCAGAGTTGTTTACGCAATATGGCACTGATCCTGACAGCATGGTGTCTGCATTGCAGCGTGAAGCCATGATTGCAATCAAAACTGCAGAGTATTACCAAGAGGCCAAGAAAATACAGACTGATTTGCAGGGTCCGCCACCAGAAGATCCATTGGTCAAGGTCAAAGAGCAAGAGATTCAGGCCAGAATGGCCAATGATCAGGCTAAAGACAGCAATGAAAAGGCCAAAATCCAGTTGGATGCCCAAAAAATGCAGAGTGATATGGCTTTGCAGCAGGCAAAACTTGCAATTGATGCTCAAAAACAACAGCGAGGTTAAAAAAACAGCCATGCAGACTAAAAAACCTAAAGTTTCGGTGCCAAAACCAGAGCCAAAACTTAAAAAAGTACCGGTTAGTAGTGATACACCAAAGAAAACGTATGTTTATCGCAAAGATGCGTTCAAAAAGGTGTTGATTACGTAACAAACAT